CACATAGTAATTCTAACCACGGGTTTGCAATTGTCCAAGCAGACGGAGCCGTACGCAATTTGTGGATTAATAACGGGATAGTGGAATGAAACTAAATATCTATGGGATTACGCTCATAATGGTTGGGGGTTTGTGTATATTGTTAGGCGTTCACCTTGGACGGGGTTGTAATGCCCCACAAGGCACGAAACATACACGGGACACCATAACCACCGTAATAACACGCCCCGTTACCGTACGGGACACCGTGCGCGTAAAATCGGTAATGGTTAAACATAAAGACACAACGTATTTCATGGAACGCCCCGTAAATATTCCATGCGGGGACACGTCGTTTATTGCTCAGTCCGATAGCGTGATAACAAGCACAATGGACACCGTAAATATGGCTTTTGCGTATAACAAGGGCAAAGCCAACTTTAGTTTGGTATTTAAACCGCGCCCCGACTCAGTACAAACAATTACGGTTCCCGTTCCCGTAGAGAATAACAACGCGTGGACGTGGGGACCCGCAATATTTGCCGTTGGGGTATTGTTAGGCATTTGGGGAGCTAGGCAATGAGGGTTCCCATTAAAAAGATTAAACCAAACCCAAATAACCCGCGCACGATTTCACGGGACAAATACGCCAAATTAAAAGCAAGTTTACAGGCCTTCCCCGATATGCTAAACAAGCGCCCGTTAATTGTAGTAAGTGACCACGACGGTACGTATATGGTATTGGGTGGTAACATGAGGTTAAAGGCGTCAAAGGAATTGGGCCTAACTGAGTTACCCGTGATATTGGCGGACGATTGGACACCCGAGCAATGTGCGGAATTTTTGGTAAAAGACAATGTATCGTATGGTGATTGGGACCATGAGCAATTGGCTAACGAGTGGGACGAAATACAGCTAGAGGCGTGGGGGTTAGATTTACCCGTTAATACAGAGGAAAACGGCCCGCAAATAGAGGCGGACCAAGACAAGCAAACAAACACAATAACGCTAGAATATACGGCGGACGATTACGCACGCGTAAAAAGCCAATTGGCTAAGATAGCAAGCACGCCGGAACAAGCCGTATGGGTATTATTGGGGAATAATTAACATGGCGTACGACAAGAAAAAAATATATGCCCAAACATTGGAAATAATAGAGAAACACGCCCTCATATTTATTGAGGATATTGTAGCGTTATTACCGCTCAGGAAACAAACTTTTTACGATTTTTTCCCTATTGGTAGCGACGAAATGGACAATATTAAAAGCGCATTGGAAAAAAACCGCGTGTCCATGAAATCGAACATGCGCAAAAAATGGTATAAATCGGACAACCCTACGTTACAAGTTGCTTTAATGAAACTGATAGCGAACGAAGACGAAGCGGCCCGACTCTCAGGACAAACCCGTGATAACACAAACGCCAATAAAATGGTTTTTGTATGGGGCGGTAATAATGAGGCCGACAAGTGAAGCGCGTAATAGCAGAACCACACGCCAAACAATTGGAGATAGTAAACAACCGCAAACGTTTTAACGTTGTTAGAAGCGGGCGCCGATTTGGTAAGAGTTATTTGGCGTTTGCCCTTGCTATCGAAAAAATGTTACAAGAGCCGGGCACCAATGTACTATACACGACCCCAAGTTACAAAGAATTACAGGGGCGTTACAAAGAGGCCGTTAAACTGTTTACCCCGTTAGGCGCCACAATTAAATGGGGGGAAATAACATTGAACGGGTCCACGTTCACGTTAACAGGTATATGGCGTGCGGACGGGCTCAGGGGGAACGCATTCCACCGCATGATATGTGACGAATGGGCGTATTGTGAAAACGCTCAAAACGCATGGGAGGAAGTTTTAAGCCCTATGCTCACAGATTATGAGGGTGACGGTTATTTCTTTTCCACGCCAAATGGCAAAAACCATTTTTCTGAATTGGACAATTTTAGTAATTTATACAGTGATTGGGCGTCGTTTCATTATACCACATACGACAACCCCCGCATGAAACATGCGGAAATTGAACGGCAACGGCTCATATTGCCAAGCGTTGTTTTTGCCCAAGAGTACTTAGCTGAGTACGTGGACCGAGGGGCCGCAAAGATTAAACGCGAGTGGCTTAAAATTGACAACACAAAAAAGCCCGTTACGTTTTACATGGGTGTGGATTTGGCAATAAGCCAAAAAGAAACGGCGGATTATACGGCGTTGGTGGTTATTGGGTTAACAGAGGAAAAAGAGGTTGTAATTGTAGACGCGTTCCGCGACCGCATGACATTTGTAAACATTGGGGCAAAGGTTATAGAATATGCAAACAAATGGAACCCCAAGGTTATTGCAATAGAGAGCATCCAAGCGCAAGCGTGGTTGGTCCAAGAATTGAAACGGAACACGACGTTAAACGTGGTTGGTATGAGGGCGGACCGTGATAAGGTTATACGATTTCAACCCGTAGAGGCGCGTTACGAACGCCGTGAGGTATTTCACTACGGAACGTTACCACCTGAATTTACCGAGGAATTACTAAGTTTTACGGGCACCGCACAGGACAAACACGACGATTACGTGGACGCATTGGGTTACGCGTTTGCATCAATTAAAAAGACACCGGGCGTATTTACATGAGTATATTGGACGATATTAGGCAAAGAATTGCGGACGCGGTTTTACCAAGCCAAAAACGCGGGTTGTTACCATACGACCGCATGGGTAGCCAACGCAACATTGGTTCCGTGAGCGCGGGGAATGAAACCGAGGCGTCACTGCGCGGTACCGTCTTTGCATGTTTACAGCATAGGGCCAACGCTCTCAGTGCCATTAAATTTAATACGTTCAAAGAGCAAAATTTTGACCGCTCAGAATTGGGCGCGGACCATTGGGCGTCACGTTTGTTAGCAAACCCAAACCCGTATTTTGTGCGCTCTCAGGTTTACAGTTATATCGAAAATTGGCTATCGATTAACGGTAACGCGTTTATTTGGACACCTACCAACGGTTACCATGTTCCGCTCCAAATGTGGGTATTAAACCCAACGCGCGTGCGTATCATTAAAGGGTCCGAGAAATTTGTAGACGGTTACATATACCAAAGCGCTCAGGACGGTAACATACATATACCCGAGCGTGAAATGGTCCATTTGGCCCGTATTCACCCCGCCGCACGCCCCGAGGAAATTGTGGGAATGAATATGCTTGGGGTTGGGTTAGTAACCGCGGCGCTCGAATATGCGAATATCGATAGAGAGGTTTCCGCATATTTACAACGGTTATTCGAAAACAACACCGTTCCGCCATTGATAGCAGAGCACCCCGACACCGTGGACCCAGAAACATGGGAGCGGATTAAAAGCGCTTGGAATGAAGCGCTCCCCAAATATAAATTACGTGCGTTATTGCATGGGGGAATGAAACTAAATTTACCGCCTAAGGGTGAACTTGCTATAAGTTACGACGCGGTAAGCGCCGACACACGGTCCCAAATTGCTCAGGTTTTCGGCGTGCCCCCGGGCATGTTAACAGGGGAATTCCAAAACCGCGCAACGGCCGAGGTTCAATTTCAAATCTTTAGACAAAACACAATTGACCCCGAGGCGTTATACATAGCAGAGGAATTAACGCGCCATTTTAGACGATTTGAAGAGGACGTACTAATAGAACCCGAGCCGTATGTATACAAAGATTTGGACGCCGATTTAAAGCAAGAGGAATTTCAATTGCGTTGGGGTATCAAGACAATTAACGAAGCGCGCGCGGAACGTGGATATGACACCATAACGGGCGGAGATATTCCGTTAATTGCAAACGGTTTAACGCCATTACAAACAATAACAAGCGCACAGCCCGCACAAATTACCGCAAAGGCCCCACAATTGCCCGTGGCGCGTCGAAGTTTCCCGTATAATACCAATGAGGCCCGCGCAGAGTTTTGGCGCAATTACGACGGTTTAACAACGGAAAATCAAATAGCCATAGAGGCGGTCGTGAAAACCGCAATAAATGATTTACGCAAAGAAATGATTTTGAATATTGAGGCGGGTCAATATAACATGTTTGGCGTAACCGTTCCAAATGAAACAAGTGAGCGCATAGAACGGGCATGTAACGACGCGGTCCAAAGAGTGGCGGAAAACGTCGCCATAAATTTAGAGGGTAACGCGATACCATTGGACGGACCATACGGCCAAACGCTCAGGAATTTTGCACAGGAAAACGCCGCTAAAATTGCGGATAGTTTTAACGTATTGAAAGAGGACGTTACAAACGTAATTACAAACAATGCTCAAAAAGATAAAACGGAATTATTGGCAATTATTACCGACCGTTTCAAAAACGTTTATTCTGAGAGTAGATTACGCGCAATAGCCAACACGGTAAGCGCGTCGGTTACGAGCGGGTCCCAAATGCACACGTACAAACGTTTGGGGTATTCGTATATATGGCTAACAGAACAAGACAACCGCGTGCGGCCAAGCCATCAAATTATGGAGGGCAAAGAGGTTGGGGCAATGGGTACGTTTTTGGTTCCTGAAATTAGAGTAACGAAAAACGCGGACGGAACCACGACCGAGCAAATAGTGGGTTACACAGAAACAGACCGACCGTTAGGGGACGGGTTGCCCGCGTCGGGCGCCGTTAATTGCCGTTGTCAATTATTCCCCGTAAAACGATAACATACACACCTAAAAAAAAGAGCGCAATAACATGGAAATAATTAAACGAGCGTACCGACTTGAACCCCGTGGCTATGAGGGGTACGAGGGTAACGAACAAGAGGGCAAAGAGGCCCCGCAAGATATATACACATTTGTAGTTTCCACGCCGGAAATTGATAGATATGGAACGGTAATTGTTCCAAGTGGAATTGATTATACGGCGTACCTAAACAACCCAATTGTGTTGGCCCAACATGAGGCCGACGAGTGGCCAATTGGTAAGTGTTTGGGGTTCGCTATGAATGGCGAAAATTTAGAGGCCACACTACAAATACACAGAATTACAGACGAAGCGTGCGAGGTTGCGGATTTGGTCCGTAATGGATATGTAAACGCCGTGAGCGTTGGTATTATTCCTACTGAGTGGGAGGAAAAAAACGTAGACGGCGAAACGGTTACGTTTTACACAAAATCGGAGCTAGTAGAGTTTTCTATTGTTAGTATTCCCGCCAATAGACAAGCACTATTAAAAAAGCGTTTGGAACGTGACCATAAAAAAACGAATAAAAAACGAAATTTAGAAACCATATTTAACAAAGCCAAAAAGGTAAATAGAATGTTGACACCGGAACAAACAACGGCGTTAAGTGAGCAATTTATGCCCGTGCTCATAGAGGCCGCCACGACGTTTTTACGTGACGAGTTGGGCATAGCAGAGGCCGACGCAATTAAAGCCGCAGAGGCGGGCGCAATGGCGGCGGGTGATGCAATGTTAGCCGTATTAAATGGCGACGCCCCCGAGGTTGCCCCCGAGGTTGTGGAACCCGTAACAGCGGAACCAATGCCAACGGAAAACGAACCCGCAACCGTAGCGGCGTCGTATCAAAACAGAGCGGGCAAAAAGATAAGCGCCACAACGTATGGCATGATTACAGAGGGGCTCCAAATGATTAGCGAGGGAAACAAAAAAATTTCCAACGCAATTGCTCAGGACCGCGGATTTGAAATTAAACCCGCAAAGAAATTAACTGATAACGAATTGTTAAACCTTATTTAATAGAGTAAATAAAAATGGAAAATATTGTAATTACACCCGACCAATTAAAAATGGTTGTGGAAACAAAAGCAAACGAAAAAGCTCAGGACATTTTGCGCAACGCAAACCCAACACACGTAACGGGATTTGTTAAGATTAAAGCAGACCACGACGCACGCCGCGACCAAGCACGCGTTATTGCTGATTACATTGGCGCAAAGCACAAAGGCGACCACGCGGGCGCTGAGTCTATTGCGCGTGATGCAAATAACAAATACGTTACCCGTGCAAATTTCAACACAGGAACGGCGGCCCAAGGTGGCGCGGTTGTCCCCGCGTTTTGGGTAGAGGAAATTATGAATTATGCGGACCGTTTTGGTTACGCACGTGCCCTTGCTAAAATTTACCCAATGAGAGGGAATAAAGAGTATTTGGCGTCAAGTGGTAACTTTACCGCCGCGGTTGTTGCCGAGGGCTCAGGACTAACGGTTACAGACTCTGCAAACTTTTTTACGCAAACCACATTACAGAGCCAAAAAGTTGTCGGCGGTGCTATCCTTTCAATTGAACAATTAGAGGATGCAACCCCCGCATTTTTGGATTATGTAACAAACGGTTTGGGCCGTGCCATTGCGGGCAAAGAGGACGAACAATTCTTTAACGGTAATGGGACCGCTCCAAATTTCACAGGCGCATTGAACATTTCAGGTTCAACCGTAACATATTTGGGTGGCGCGTCTAATAGTGGTAAAACAGCGTTTTCCGCAATTTCATGGACCGACCTTATTAACTTGCGTTTGTCCCTTAATTCCACAGTTGGCGCAAACGGCGTATTTGTGGTTCCGCAAAGCGTGTTTGGTCACATCATTAAAGAAATGGACCAACAAGACCGCCCAATATGGAACCAATTACAGCCTATGGACGTGCCCGCAATTGGCCTAACAGCTCTTGAGGGTAACACATACGTTACGCCATTTGGTCGCCCTATGCACGTTGTCCCCGACTCACTGTTTCCAACAAGCGCCGCGAACAAGGGTTGCGCGTTGTATGCTGATTTCGCTCAGTTTTCAATTCTTGGTATTCGCGAGGATATTATGGTTAATGAATATAAAGAGTATTTCGGCGCCACAGGATTGGGCGGAACACACCAAAAAGGTATTGAGGTTGTTGAGCGTATCGGTATTGCGTTCCCGGCACCAACGGCAATTGGCGTATTGAAAACAAGTGCAACCTAATTAGGAACGCGTAATGATTAACGTTATAATGTTAGTTGACGCGTACGGATTAAAGGCGGGCCAATATTCACAGTTTACGAACGAAGAATACGCCCGCCTATATTCCCAAGGCGTTTGCAAAGAAATTGAAACAGAAATAAAAGCGGAACCAAAGCCCGCAAAAATAGTAACAAAGAAAAAATAAAACCATGCCATATACAAGCGCGTACCCACGACAATTTACAGCGTTTACAAAGTTTTTAAATTTAGAGGTTAGCGGTGACCCGACCGCAGAGGAAACCGCGTTGTATTCATGGTTCGACGATTTGTTTACGACGTGTTATACCATTGCCGAGCAATTTTGTGGGCAACCGTTAAGACAAGTAAACAGAACATACCAATTTTACGCCAACGCGGGCCGTCACGGGCTCGAAAGTAACCACGTGTGGAAATACATACCATACTATGCAAACACTACCGTTACGGCT